CCTTGATATTTCTCCACAGGTAATTTTTACAGAGACTTTTTCACATAGTCTGAGCGATTCGCCTGCAAACAGGCGTTAAAAACCCATGTGAAAGTACAACAGAACAACACGGAACTATAGTAATGCCATTACAGAACGGAGGTGAAGTCGGTGGCAAGGTTTCCAAAGGAGTCCAAAACAGCTATCGACCGTGATCCTCCTGCCCTAACCATCGAGGATCGTGAAGATCAGCTATACTCTCTGGCTTTCGATTTGGCTGAGGAGCGCTTGAGAGACAAGTCTGCGAGCAATCAGCTCATTGCTGAGATCATCCGAAGCGGTACATCCAAAGCTCGTCTCGAGAAAGAGAAGCTTCGTCGAGAAAACGAGGTTCTTCGAGTAAAGGCTGAAGCTCTCGAGGCTCAGAAGCATTCTGACGAGATGTACGAGAAGGCCATTCAGGCGATGAAAGTCTATAGCGGTGTAGAAGACTACTTCGAAGAAGGCGAGGAGTATTAGTATGACCAGAAGTTATTCCGAACTCATGCGCCTTGAGACTGCTGAGGAGAGATTTGAGTATTTGCGCTTAAGCGGAAAGATCGGCGAGTCCACTTTCGGCTTCGACAGATATTTGAACCAAGCTCTCTACACATCCTACGAATGGAAGAAGTTCCGCAGAGGCATCATCTTGAGAGACAACGGCTGCGACATGGCCCTTCCGGACCGAGAGATTCCGACAGGCGCTATACTTGTTCTCCATCACATCAACCCTCTTACCGAGGAAGATTTGAAGGAGCGCAGTCCGGCATTGTTCGATCCTGAGAATGTCATCTGCGTATCCGACAGAACACACAGAGCAATACACTACGGTGATATTTCTCTGATCACCGTTGCTCCAATCGAGCGACGACCAAACGACACATGTCCTTGGAAAAACGTGTCCAAGGAAAAGGCGGTGTGATATGGCAACGTATTACATTGGCGGTATCCCATGTACGTCTGAGCTGTATCACCACGGTATCCTTGGACAGAAGTGGGGACGTCGGCGTTTTCAAAATGAAGATGGTAGCCTGACTGCAGCTGGACGAGAACGTTACAACGTCGGCAAGTCCAAGAAGGATGGCCCCGTCGACGTCAAGAAAGCTTACGGTAAAGCGGCGAGGACAGCGGCGTTGAATAAAGCAGCATTTTACGGATCGAATGCTTTGCCGGTTCTTGGTGCTGTTGGAGGAGCTGCAGCAGGCCTTGTGAATCCTTCTTTGATGATGCCGGTTGCTTATGGCGGAGCTGGACTTGGTACTGTAGCAACAGCGGCAATACAAGATAAAACCCGATCCAATGTAGATAAGCTGTTTAAACTCACAAATCCTGTTAAACAGAATGAGATAAGAATTAAAGAGGGTACCGAGTTTAAGCGCACGTCCTTGAAGGAAAGTGAAGAAGAGAACGAGCGCTTATACATGGCTTTAGCAAATGCTCGAACCGACATGAAGTATTATAGTGAACGTTGGCCGGGCTTCCTTAGAAAAATTTCTAATAATCCTGACGCCAAGGTTTATCAAAATACTTACAAGGTGGAGGGTGAAATAATTGCGCCGTCATACCAGAAGCGCAAAGAAGCTGCCCAGGCTATTATTAGTGCTGATAAGCGACTTAAGACTGAGCTTGGCAAAACTTATGCTATGGATCAGCTTCGTCTCTCTACCGGCAAACTCGGAGCAAAGACTATATCGGAGTTGAAGAAAGAGATCGGTCCGCAGGTGATGGAACGCTATAAAAAGTATGTCGACGATATCGTTAAGAACGAAAAGTTTAATCTTAACAATGACGATGACTTTAAGCGTTTCTCCGCTTCAATCCCTACTTCTGGCAAGCTAATGAATGCCTACATTAAAGAGCTTAAGAAGCAAGGATATGGAGCAGTCTTCGATGATAATTCATTCAGCTTCGCTCCCTTCATCGTCTTTGACTCTTCAATGCTTAAACAGATTGGAAGTAAGGAGTTGAAGTAGCATGGACGAGAGCATCCTTAATTCCATCAAGAAGATGCTTGGACCTGATTCTGACTATACCGTCTTCGATCAGGACATCATCATCCACATCAATAGTGTCTTTTCCACTTTGAATCAGCTCGGTGTTGGACCCGCTGAAGGGTTCCAGATCACCGGTCCGAATGAGACGTGGTCAGACTTTATCGAAGATAACAAAAAGCTGAACTCGGTGAAGACCTACATCTATATCAAAGTTCGGCTTGTCTTCGATCCCCCGTCCAGCTCTTTTGTGGCCACCTCTCTCGAGGAAACTGCGAAAGAATTGGAATGGCGGCTGAATGTTACGGTCGATCCTGGTGATTGATTACCATTCATTATCCTCCGCACACGAGTGAGGTGATCCAAAACGAATTCTTATTACATCGCCGGGATTCCTTACTCGGCAGAATTATACCATCATGGTATCCTCGGCCAGAAGTGGGGACGCCGACGCTATCAAAATACGGACGGCAGTCTCACCTCTCTCGGACGAGTACACTATGGGTACGGAAAAGCTAAGGAGAAAGGTAAATCCGCAGCTAAGACTGTTGGTAAAGCCGCGGGCACAGCTGCGAAGGTTGTCGGAAGAGCTGTCGTTAGGCGTATCAAAGCCAAGCATCCTTGGATGATGAGTGACGAGGAAGTTAGACGGCTTACCGATCGTTACAACGCTGAGAGTGCTCTCAAACAGGCTCGTACCCGCGCTAAGGGTGAATCCAAAATTAAGAAATTCCTCGAGCCTGGAGCCGATATTCTTTACACCGGATCTAAGCAGCTTGTTGAGAACGTGGCGCGTAACGCTGGTCAGGAAATTGGTAAGCGCATCGGTAAGTCTATTACTGAGCAGCGAGCAACTAAATACGATCAGAAGTACAAACTGCTTAAGAACAAGCATGATGTCGAGCTTGCCAAGAAAGGTATCTTCCGTGATAGCAAAGATAAGAGCGGTGATGGTGTTATCGAGAAAGGCAGCGGCGACAAGAAAGATTTCAAGTCGGCTAAGACGCTTGGACGGACTTTCACGCCGAAATCCGACGATTCATCTGACGAGCCTAAGAAGAGAAGGCCGCTAATCGATGATATCCTTGAGAAGGCCGAATCAAAGCGTCGTGATGATTCCGAAAAAGAGCGTTATCGTTCTGCTATGTCGGATTGGGTCAAAGAAATTGATGATCGCGAGGCGGAAAAGGCTGCAAGAGAGTATGTCAAGCGCCGTGATGAAAGAGAAAAGTGGGATAAGATTTGGAGTGGCGGAGACGATAAGAAACCCGATAAGTTGGGTCCAGCCGCTGTTCTAGACAAATATGAGCGAGATAAAAAATCTCGCCGCAGAAAGTCTTAACCCCCCGTTATTGAAAGGAGTGACTAAATGTCCCTTTCAAACACCGCTGTCCCGAAGTATTACGGCCAATTCCGTGATGCTGTTCTGCGTGCCGAGATCCCCGTTTGCAAAGAGATAGCTATGGAGATGGAACGAATCGACGCCCTTATCGATAATCCAGGCGTGTACTACGACGATAAGGCTGTTGAGGGTTTCATCAAGTATTGTGAGAACGAACTGACTCTGACTGATGGTTCTGCTGTAACGCTGCTCGACACATTCAAGCTTTGGGCTGAGCAGTTATTTGGATGGTATTACTTCGTGGATCGAAGCGTATTTATTCCAAATGAAGATGGTCATGGCGGCCATTTTGAGCAGAGGAAAGTCAAGAAGAGACTTATTCATAAGCAATTTCTGATTGTTGGACGAGGCGCTGCAAAGTCGATGTACGCCTCGTTTATTCATAGCTTTTTCTTGAATGTCGACAAGACCACGACTCTGCAGGTTGCGACAGCGCCTACAATGAAACAGGCGGACGAGGTTATTTCTCCCATACGTACCGCCATTGTTCGTTCCCGTGGTCCCCTATTTCAGTTTCTTACAGCAGGTTCGATTCACAATACAAAAGGCTCTTCTTCTCTTAGAGCTAAGTTAGCCTCGACTAAAGAGGGTATTGTGAATAACATGACCAACTCTTCCGTCATAGTCCGCCCCATGACAATCGATAAACTCCAGGGCTTGCGATGCAAAGTCGCGACTGTCGACGAATGGCTTTCCGGTGATATTCGAGAGGATGTTATCGGCGCTCTTGAACAGTCCGCATCCAAGGGCAATATCGATGATTATGTGATCCTCGCAATCAGTTCCGAGGGTACGGTCCGAAACGCGGCCGGAGACACATTAAAGATGGAACTAATGGATATCCTGAGCGGTAAGTACCCGAATCCATATGTTTCTATATGGTACTATCGCCTAGACGACGAAGAGGAAGTTGGAGATCCTGAAAAGTGGGTTAAAGCGAATCCGAATCTCGGCAAGACCGTAAGCTATGAGGCTTATGCGCTCGATGTCGAGAAGATGGAGTACGCGCCATCGAACAGGAACGATATTCTAGCAAAGCGCTTCGGCATTCCGTCGGAGGGCTTTACTTATTTCTTCACTTATGAAGAAACCCGTCAACAAGAGCGCAAGAGAGAGTATTGGAAAATGCCATGTGCTCTTGGTGCCGACCTTTCACAAGGCGACGACTTTTGTGCTTTCACGTTCTTATTTCCTCTCAGCAATGGCTCTTATGGTATTAAGACCCGTTGCTATATTACTTCCGTTACTTACGCTAAATTGCCGATGGCTATGCGTGAGAAGTATCAGTCCTTCATGAGAGAAGGCAGCTTGATCGTAATGGAAGGTGTCACCCTCGACATCACAGACGTATATGACGATCTGGATCGCTTTATTATCGATTGCGATTACGATGTTCGCGCATTTGGTTTCGACCCATACAACGCAAGGACGTTCGTTGAAAGATGGGAGCAAGAAAACGGGCCATATGCGATTGAGAAAGTTATTCAGGGTGCTAAAACAGAATCTGTTCCCCTTGGTGAATTGAAGAAGCTTGCTGAGGAAGGCATGCTGTTATTCGATCAGGACATCATGTCTTTCTGTATGGGGAACTGTATCGCTCTTGTCGATACGAATGGAAATAAGAAACTGTATAAGAAGCGCAACGATCAGAAAATTGATAGTGTGGCTGCGATGATGGATGCCTATATCGCATACAAAGCTCATAAAGATCAATTCGAATGATCGAAGGAGAATCAAAATGGGTTTTTACTACATTGGTTCTATACCATATTCTGGCGACGATATAAGGCATCACGGAGTAAAAGGTATGCGTTGGGGGCAGACCTTGTTTGAGTCTTACGAGGAGTATCTTCGTAAGAAAGGTGCACAGAAGCCGAGAGTTATCACCGTAAATGACGGTTTTAAGCGGTACACCCCTACCGCTTCCTCATCCACTTCTGCTGCTTCCGGACCTTCGGCATCCGCTATGAATGCTGCCGCCAGTACGTCTTCTAAAAAGAAGACAACCAAGTCTAAGAAAGCCTCTTCATCTTCTGGACGAAAGAAGAAAAAGAATAAGAAAAAGAGGCATGGAACCGTCAGCACGAGAAGGCTGAAGATTACCAATAATGGTTCCGCTAAGAGAGAAGTCGTGAACTTTCTCGGAAAAGTACAACATAATGGGGTGACTGGAATGTCCACATATTACATTGGCAACATCCCCTGTTCTGGAGATGAGCTTTACCATTTTGGCCGTAAGGGTATGAAGTGGGGCAAGAATATTTTCACCACCTGGGCCGAGTATATGCAGGGCCTTGGTAAGAACATAGGTACTGCCGCAAATAATGCTGCAAATACGGTTCGCAATACCGTAAATCAGGTTGGCCAGAACGTCTCCAATTGGGCTAATCAGACCGGTAAGAACGTCTCCAATTGGGCTAATCAGACCGGTAAGAACGTCTCCAATTGGGCTAATCAGACCGGAAAGAATATTTCCAATACAGCTAATCAGGCCGGCAAATGGGCCGGTGATCGGGTAAACGACGTTCGTAAAGCCGCTGATCAGGCTGGCCGGAATATTTCCAACGCTGCGAATCAGGCTGGTAAGAATGTTTCCAAGTGGGCAAACGATCGAGCCAATGATGTCCGTAAGGCTGCTGATCAGGCTGGAAGGAATATTTCCAATACAGCCAATAATGTCCGTAAAGCCGCTGAGCAGGCTGGACGTAATGTGTCTGACTGGGCTGGCGATCGTGTAAATGATGTTCGCAAGGCTGCTGATCAAGCTGGAAGAAATATCTCCAATGCCGCCAATAACGCCCGTAAAGCTGCTGAGCAGGCTGGCCGAAATGTGTCTGATTGGGCCGGTGAACGGGCAAACGATGTCCGTAAAGCTGCCAATAATGCGGGTAAAGCCATCGGCGACACCTTCGATCGTGGACGCGACACCATCACCAAGTTCGGCAACCAGACTCTGACATCTGTAAAAGGAGCTGCCAACAAAGCTGGTGAATTTGGTCAGAACACGATTAAGAACGTTACCAGCGGAGTTGATAAGCTTAGCAAGGATCTGACCAAGCTTGCTTCCAGCACCGGTAAGAATGTTTCCAAGACTGCTCAGAACATCGCACAGCAGGCTCAGCAGGCTGCGAACGAAGCTGCTCAGTTTGCCAAGAACGCAACCGGTAGTGCGAAGAAGGCCGCTCTCGAGGCTGCTGAACAGGCTCGTCAACTTGCCGAACAGGCAGCTAAGATGGCGAGAGAAACCGTCGAATCCAAAGGTGCAAACCTAAAAAAAGCCGCCGGTGAGGCCGCAGAACGTGCTCGTGAAGCCGCTACTGAATACGTGACCGGCGATAATGCTCGCACTGAGCTTGATCGAGCCTCTAAACGTAAGCGCGATGCCGATCGACAGTATCGCTATGTCGATAATTCTCTGATTAAGAATGAAGGACGTTCTAACGGCAAACTCAATTCTTTTGACGCCGCTAAGAATCGGTCTCGAGCTCAGAAAGAATATGACGAGGCGAAGTCTGCATACGACCGCACCTTGCCGGGTCAGGCCGAAAATGTAAAGCGTGGCGTGCGTAGCGGTATGCGCAATGCCGCTGATGCTGCGGGTTCTACAGCTAATGAAGCTGGACGGTACGCCAAGCGCACATACGATCGAGCAACTGGGAAGACTCGCGGAACTGGCGGAAGCTTTGGAAGTCCTACCGTCGATCAGCGGTACGAGAAATCTACGCCCGTTAGAAAGAAAAAGCGCTAAGTAGGTGATCGCCTATGCCTACATTCTTTGAACGGCTCCAGCACGGATGGAATGCGTTCCGTGGTCGCGATCGGCCGGAGGTACCGCAGAATCTCGGAGCTGGAAGCTATTACCGTCCGGACCGCAACAGACGAGTCGGCTATGCTGACCGGTCCATTGTTACCGCGATCTACAACAGAATCGGCGTCGACGTCGCGAACAACGTGATTCAACATGCTCGCGTCGATCAAAATGGTAGATATCTTGAGACTATTAAAGATGGCCTGAATGATTGTCTCACTCTTGAGGCGAATCTGGATCAGACCGCTGAAGCTTTCAAGAGAGACATTGCCATTCAGCTCTGCAAGATCGGATGTATTGCGGTTGTCCCCACCGATACAACTTTCAATCCGGCCAAAACCTCCAGCTACGACATTAAGAAGATGCGAGTTGGAGAAATCACTCAGTGGTATCCGCAGTTTGTCACCGTTAGGATTTACAACGAATTCAGCGGACGCAAGGAAGAGATCACTCTCCCTAAGCAGCAGGTGGCTATCATTGAGAACCCCTTCTATGAAATCATGAACGAGCCAAATTCAACCCTTCAGCGGTTGATTCGCAAGCTGGCTCTTCTTGATACCCTTGATGAGCAGACGAGCTCGGGTAAGCTGGACATGATTATTCAGCTCCCGTATACGATCAAGTCCGAGGCCAGGCGACAGCAGGCCGAGATGCGTAGGAAAGACATAGAAATGCAACTGCGCGGCTCGAAGTATGGCATCGCCTACACTGACGCGACGGAGCGTATAACCCAGCTCAACCGCCCCATCGAAAACAACCTTCTCAGCCAGATCGAGTATCTTACCAAAGAGGTCTATGCCGAGCTTGGCATTACGCCTGAGATCCTGAATGGATCTGCCGACGAGAAGGTCATGCAGAATTACACATCGAGAATGATTGAGCCGATCCTTACGGCAATAGTTGAAGAATTCAATAGAAAGTTCATTACGAAGACTGCTCGCACTCAGGGGCAGTCCATTTTGTTCTTCCACGACCCCTTCAAACTGGTTCCCATCAGCAGTCTCGCCAATGTCGCCGATGCGCTTAGCAGAAACGAGATCGTTACTGCCAATGAATTCCGCGGCATTATCGGTATGAAACCCGCTGACGATGAACGTGCTGACATGCTTCTGAACAAGAACATGCCGAACCAGGCCATCCCAGGGTACCCATTCCCTATGCTTCCTAGCGGACAACCGATGATGGATCCGAACGGACAGATGATGGTAGATCAAAATGGGGTTCCGATAGATCAAACTCAAAATCCTGAGATGGATCCCAACGGAGGTAATCAATATGGGCAATAGATTCGATTTTAGTGGTTACGCCACTAAGAACGATCTGAAATGCGCCGATGGCCGTACGATCCGTAGGAACGCTTTCCAGGATTGCGATGGTGCTACTGTGCCGCTTGTCTGGCAGCACCAGCATAACGATCCCAACAACGTTTTGGGCCACGCAATTCTTGAAAACCGTGATGACGGCGTGTACGCATACGGCGTTTTCAACGACAGCGCTGCCGGTAAGACCGCTAAAGAGCTGGTCCGTCACGGCGATATTAAGGCGCTGTCTATTTATGCCAACCAGCTGGTCCAGAAGGGCCGCGACGTACTGCACGGCATGATCCGTGAAGTCAGTCTGGTTCTGGCGGGTGCCAATCCGGGTGCTATGATCGAGGATCTGTCCTTCGAGCACTTCGCGGATGACGACACCGAATTCGAAGCCATCATTACCAACGGCGATAACCTCGAGCTTATGCATTCTGACGATTCCGATGATGAAGAGGAATACGACGAGGATGACTACGACGATTCCGAAGAGGAAGCGCACGAGGATGACGAGGATGATGGCGATGACGACTATGAGGAGGATGAGGAAATGGCTCATTCCGAAGAGCGTACTATCGCTGAAATCATTAATGGCCTGACCGACGAAGAGCGTGAGGCTGTTGAATACCTGGTCGGTGCTGCGCGAGAAGATGCCGCGTCCGACGACTATGACGATGACGAGTACGAAGAGTACGAGGAGGAAGAAGAAATGGCTCACAATGTTTTCGAGCAGGATACTCCCATGAACACCATCACCCACGACGATATGAAGGCCGTCCTGGCTGATGCCCCCGATTTCGGCACCCTGAGCAAGGCTGTTGCCTATCACGAGCAGAACGGCGTCCTGGCCCATGCCATCGATACCGCCGGCATGGAGGTTTCTGCCAACCGTCAGCAGTACTTCGTGAACGACCCCAGCTTCCTGTTCCCGGAAGCCAAAGCCCTGTCCAACATCCCCGAGTGGATCAAGCGGGACATGGACTGGGTTACCGAAGTTCTGAACAACACCCATCACACTCCCTTCTCCCGCATCAAGTCCGTGTTCGCCAACATCACCGAGGCGGACGCCAGGGCTAAGGGTTACCTCAAGGGCAACCAGAAGACCGAGGAAGTCTTCACCCTGCTGAAGCGCACCACCGATCCTCAGACCATCTACAAGAAGCAGAAGGTCGACCGCGACGACATGCTGGACATCACTGATTTCAACACCGTCGCGTGGATCAAGGACGAGATGCGCATGATGCTGAACGAGGAGATCGCCCAGGCTGTGCTGATCGGCGACGGTCGTTCCATCAGCTCTCCCGATAAGATTCAGGAAGCCCACGTGCGCCCCATCGTTTCCGACGCGCCTCTGTTCACCATCCAGGCTACCGTGACTCCCGGCGCTACCGAGGAAGCCACCGCCAAGAACTTCATCAAGGCTGCTGTCCGTGCCCGTAAGAACTACAAGGGCTCCGGCAACCCCGTGCTGTTCACCACTGAGGACGTGCTGACCTCCATGCTGCTGATCGAGGACGGCATCGGCCATATGCTCTACAAGAGCGAGGCTGAGGTCGCCACTGCCCTGCGCGTGAGCAAGATCGTCACCGTTCCCGTGATGGAGAATCGCACTCTGGCCAACGGCAACACCCTGCTGGGTGTCATCGTCAACCTGCGCGACTATAATATCGGCGCTGACAAGGGTGGCGAGATCAACATGTTCGATGACTTCGACATCGACTATAACCAGCAGAAGTACCTGATCGAGACCCGCATCTCCGGCGCTCTGATCAAGCCCTACTCTGCTATCGCCCTGTCCATGGCTACCGAATCCACCAATCCCTGAGTTCAAAATGGGAGAATAGCGCATGGCTAAATTCTATGGTGCGGTTGGGTACATAGAAGACGTCGAGACAGCTCCTGACGTACATGTCGAGCAACCTATCGAACGGATGTACAGAGGCGATCTGATCAAGAACAATCGTCGGCTTCAGAATAGTGAATACTTGAATGATGACGTGACGATTAGTAATTCAATCAGTATCGTTGCTGATCCTTACGCTATGAGCCATATGCATGCTTTGCGCTATGTGAAATGGATGGGGGTATCTTGGAAAGTCACTAATGTTGACGTCGAGTACCCCCGTCTTATTCTTTCACTCGGAGGTGTGTACAACGGTGAAACCGCGTGAGAATCTAAGTGATATTCTTCACCGTTATGCAAGTAACGTGTACTTTCAGCCTCCGGAGGGAACCAAACTAAGATTTCCGTGTATCGTCTACAAGCTCGACGGTATCGAAACGAGGCACGCGGATAACGCTCCCTATAGCATTGATAGCAAGTACTCGATTACGTACATAACAAGAGATCCCGACGACCCAATTCGCTTCGAGCTTGTAAAGTTGCCGATGTGCAGATTCGATAGATTTATGGCATCGGACAACCTGAATCACTATACCTACACCCTGTATTACTAGGAGGGCTAAAACTATGTCTAAAATCATTTGGGATGCTACCGGTACTCGGTTCTACGAGTCTGGTGTTAACCATGGCGTTCTCTATCCCCAGAAAGCCGACGGAACTTACGATAAAGGCGTTGCCTGGAATGGTCTGACCGGTGTCACCGAGAGCCCTGATGGCGCGGAACCCACCGATCTGTGGGCCGATAACATCAAGTACGCCACCCTGCGTTCTGCCGAGACCTTCGGCGGTACCATCGAGGCCTATACCTATCCCGAGGAATTCGCGGAGTGCGACGGCTCTTACGCGGCTGCCGCTGGCGTCTACATTGGCCAGCAGAAGCGCAAGCCTTTCGGTTTCTGCTATCGCACTGAGGTCGGCAACGACACCTCCGGCGGTGAGGGCGAAGACTACAAGCTTCATATCATCTACAATGCCACCGCTTCCCCCTCTGAGAAGGCGTACGAGACCATCAATGACTCTCCCGACGCCATCACCCTGAGCTGGGAGATCACTACCACTCCTGTGAACGTGACCGGCCACAAGCCCACTTCCACCATCATTATCGATACCAGCAAGCTGGATACCGCTGGTAAGGCGGCTCTGCTGGAGCTGGAAGGCATCCTGTACGGCATCGATGCGGATGCGACCACCAACACCGAGGCTACCGAGCCCCGTCTGCCCGATCCCGATGAGATCATCCGTAAGTTCGGCGGCACCACCACCAATCACTAAGAGACATTAACGTCAATCATGCGGGGTATCAGTTAGACTGGTACCCTGCTGTTTTTTAAAACAAAGAAAGGGGCAAATACAATGCTTAAGAAGACCATCACTTACAAGGACTTTGACGGAAACACCAGGACCGAGGATTTCTATTTTAACCTCACCAAGGCCGAGTGCATGGAGCTCGAGCTGAGCACCAACGGAGGCATGCAGAAGATGGTCGAGCAGATCATCAGCGAGCAGGATCACCGGCGCATCGTTGAGATCTTCAAGACTATGATCCTGAAGGCTTATGGTGAGAAGTCTCTCGATGGCAAGCATTTCCGCAAGTCTGCTGAGATTTCCGACGACTTCGCTTCTACGGAAGCTTATTCCGAGCTGTTCATGGAGCTCGCTTCCGACGCCGATGCTGCCTCTCAGTTCATTACCGGTATTCTGCCCGTGAGTATGACTGACAATCCTGAGGCTCAGGCCAAGCTTTCCGAGATCAAGAATCGGATGCCTGCTCCCGCGACGATCGGCTAAGATTGGAGGGTGGAGAATGCTCCAGATTACCATTCCTGATAGAGAATTCTTTGACGAAGCGAAGCAGGAATTCATCGTAGTCAAAGGTGCTACGCTGATGTTGGAGCATTCTCTCATCTCGGTATCCAAATGGGAATCAAAATGGAAGAAACCTTTTCTAACCGCGAAGGGTAAGAACTTCGATGAAACAGTGGATTATATCCGCTGTATGACTTTGAATAAAAACGTTGATCCTGACGTTTATCTGGGTGTTACTCGATCCATCGTTCGGAAGGTGAACGAGTATATCGATGACACTATGACCGCAACCTGGTTTCGAGAAGACCCGAATAAAAAGAAGGCGAACTCGCAAGTTATCACTTCCGAGCTTGTCTATTACTGGATGATCTCTATGAACATCCCTATCGAATGCGAGAAGTGGCATCTAAACAGGTTATTTACTCTTATTCGCATTTGTGAGATCAAGAATGCTCCGTCCAAGAAGATGAAGAAGAAAGACGTGTACTCTCAGTACCGAGCTCTGAATTCTGCTCGTAAAAACAAACTAGGTACCAGTGGGTGATCGCTATGATAAAGTTTCGACAGTTTGGTAACTTCAGACGAACTGAAAAGATCCTCAAACGCTTGGGCGACGGGGATTACTTGAAAGGCCTCGAGAAATTTGGTGAGGCCGGTGTCGAAGCTTTGCAGGCAGCCACTCCGGTTGATACCGGTAAAACAGCTTCGTCTTGGAGTTACTCTATCGAAAGAACAAAGAATGGTGTGAGTATTTCTTGGAATAACTCGAACATCAACAAGGGGTTGAATATCGCTGTGCTGATTCAATACGGTCATGCCACCGGCGATGGAACCTATATCGAGGGTGTGGATTACATCAATCCTTCCCTCAGACCTATTTTTGCGCTTATCGCTAAGAAAGCCTGGGAGGAGGTGACTCGCAATGCCGAATAATATTGATCAGAAAGTTGTTCAAATGCAATTTGACAACAAACAGTTCGAGAAAGGTGTTGCGGAAAGCCTTAAATCTCTTGAGCTGCTTAAGAAAGGTCTTGAACTGGATAAGTCTGCCGAAAGCTTGCATAAGCTTGAGCAGGTTGCTAATACGGTAGACTTCTCCGGTCTTAAACATAGTATCGATTCGATCGGGGACCACTTTACTGTGGTCGGTCGATTTATTGATCGCCATATTGATCAGTTGATCGATAAGGCGGTTCACGGCGTTCAGAGTTTCGTCAAGTCTATTACCACTGACCAGATCAGCAAGGGTATGGGCAAGTATGAACAGTACAATAAAGCTGTTCAGATGATCCGTTCCGCTCTTCCTGAAGAGTCGATGGAGACTATTGAGGGAACTCTTGAGAAGCTGAATGAGTATACTGACTTGACCAGTTACGACTTCGCGCAGATGGCTCAGACCATTGGTAAGTTTACTTCCAAGGGTATCGGATTGAAAGATGCCGAGATGGCTATGGAGGGTATCGCCAACTGGTCTGCTGCGGCAGGCGGTGAGATCCAGCAAGCCAATATAGCCATGTATAACCTGTCCCAGGCATTGGGCGCGGGTGCTGTGAAGAAGATCGACTGGAAGAGTATTGAAAACGCCAACATGGACACCAAGGAGTTCAAGGAGCAGGTCATCGATACTGCTATTGCTCTTGGTGTTCTTGGTGATGCTGGTAATCACACCGGCATTATGGTAAAACAGACTTCCAAAGGCGTAAAAGAAATTACCGTTGATTATCAGAACTTTGCTGAAACGCTGTCTGAAGGATGGTTCAACAGCGATGTTCTGATGGAGACTCTGAAAGAATACGCTGATCGTGAGTCTGATGTTGGTAAGAAGGGTTTCCTCGCAGCTAAAGAAGCAATTACTCTGACGCAGGCTATTGATGCAATCAAGGATGCTGTATCCACTTCTTGGATGCATACTTTTAAACTGCTGATCGGCGATCTGGATGAGGCTACTTACGTCCTTACCAAGGCTTCTGACGCAGTCATTGATTTTCTTGACGGCTTCGATTCCGCACGCAACGAGCTTCTTGCTGGATGGCATGGTGAAGGTCTGACGGATGATCTGTCCGGTTATACCATGGCCCTTCAGTCCATATCCAATCTGTGGGAAGTTTTCACTGATATTGTTTACACCGCGAAAGACGCGCTTGAATCTGTATTTCCTCCTGCTACTTCTGAGACACTGATCAACATGACCGGCCAGGTTCTTGATTTTACTCAGAACCTCAAGGAAATGATCGGTATTACTCGTGAGACCGAGACTACTCAGATAGCGGTTCCTATTCGGGGAACAACGGAATTCAAAGAATTCGCGACTTCGTTCAAAGACGTTATAAAGTATGGCGCCAGGAGCGAGGATGTTGCTCGCATGCAGCAGAACCTCATGAATCTTGGCTATTCGGTTGGTGAGAGTGGAGCGGACGGGATATTTGGTCCGAATACGCTTAAAGCTCTCAAAGCTTTCGAGGACTCGGTTGGTCTTGCGACGGACGGTGTCTATGATCTGGAAACGCACACCGCTCTCTTGAATAAGGTATTCGGCGAGGCCAACACGGAATTCCAAGATGTCGAATCGACTGTGGAAACAGTAAGCCCTGGTCTGCAGAACATTCGCAACATTCTCCAGGGTCTATTCTCCATCATCCATATGGGTGTTTCCGTTGTCAAGACCGCTTTCACGGCGGTGACGATGGTTATTGACACGTTGTCTCCTCTTGGGGCGGCCCTTATGACAATTCTCGGAGTCATCGGTAAATGCTTTACGGCACTCGACAATGGCGTAAGTATACTTAATCCTTTGAACGCTGCTTTGTTCATTCTGGAGCAGATACTGACACCTGTCAAGTTTGCGTTCGAGACAATTAATAATGCTGTTACGGCATTCTTCGAGAACAATCACATTGAAGATTTTATCACCCTGTTCTTCGCTCTCGGTGAGGCTATCAAGAATAGTCCTATCGGCGAGTGGGTGATGCAGAATTTTGGGAATGCCGTTGGTGCTATTTCAAATACTATCGGCAACATTATTAGTGTCATTTCCGTTTTCATCGATACGATAGGAATGATATTCAGCTCTCCTAAAGGAACATTCAAGAACTTTGGAGACATGTGGAATACCATTATCGGAGGGCTTCTGAAAAGCGGTAGTGATGCTGCAATAACCGTCGCTAATATGATGCTCGCCATTCGGGATGTATTTAATAAAGTAATCCCCACCGTCGTAGCTTTTGCGACAAGGATCAAAGAAGCAATTGGGCCTACCGTCATAACGGCGCTCACGATTATCGGCGGTTTGATTGGTGGAGTCGCGTTCGGCCTGTTCCAGCTCGGTAAAGCCGTTGTTGGTGCTGTAGTCGCCGTCGCCGATTTCATCAAGAACAATCAGGTAATTCAGAGCATCTTCAAAAAGATTGTAGATATTGGCGGAGCTGTCCGAGGTGTTTTCACTAAACTCGGCGAAGCCATAAGGTACGCTTTCAATACCAAATTCACCTTTAAATTCCAGGTGTATTGGGACAAGTTCATTAAGTCGATCAAGGGTAGCAAGAGTAAAGCTATCGGGAAGATCGGTGAGTTCCTTGAGAACTTCGGAAAGCGTATTGGTGAGGCCATCCCCAAGATCAAGCAGTTCGGTGAAAACTTCAAGAACTGGTTTGGAGATAAATTCCAGAAGATTTCAACTTGGATCACAGATAACGTACCCAAGGCTTTGCAATCTATAAAGGACTTCTTTGTCGGCGCTTATAACTCTGTAAAGAACTCTCACTTCATTCAAAATGGTATACTCGGGATCAAAGACGCAATTGCGAAGGTTGCTCCCGGTATTTCCAATTTTGTGAAGAACGCGGGCAAAGCAATCCATGATTTTTTCGTTGGCGAGAACGGCGACGAAAAGTTCGATATACTTAAGAAACTCGAGCAGCTCAGGGACAATGTTGGCAATCTGATCCAGCAGGTCAGAGATGTTATTGCCTCCAAGTTCCAGGAGCTCTATGACACTTCTCCCCTCTTCAAGAGCTTCGTCGACAAGATCCAGCCGATCATCGATAAGATCACCGGCGCATTTGGATTCCTTGGACCCCAGATTGCCGCTTTCTTTACGATGGATACCTCAGACAAGGAAGGGTTATTCGAAAAGCTGCAGAAACGCCTTACCGCTTTCAAGCCTCTCGTGATGCAGTTTACCATCATGAAGGACAAGCTGGTTCAGGGCTTCAAGGATCTCCTGGGCATCAAAGAAGACGGAAGCTTTAATTTCTTTGACGCTATCGGCAACATCGGTGCCAAGATCGGGGAATTCTTTGGAAATCTTAAAGGGATTCCGTTCGACAAGGTTCTCGGTCTTGCTGGTAAAGCTCTGGGCGCGTATGCCATATTCAGCCTGTTCAAGACCGCAAGAAACATGTCTGGCATGCTGAAGAAGTTTGGCCAGTCCATCTTCCTCAAGAGTGGTGGAAAGATGGACACCCTCGGCGATACTGCGCTCAAGATCGGCGGAGCTATTGCTATGGTGGCTGTTGCCCTCGGCTTACTGTCAAAGGCGGATACCAATCAGCTTATGGAGAATACCGCAATTCTTGTTGGTGTGTTTGCTGCTGTAGCGAAGATCGGAGCGTTGGCTAAGACCTTTGGTGGACAAGATATCGGTAAGTCCATAATGTCTATGGGCGTTGGTATTCTGGCATTGGTCGCCGCTGTCGGTCTTATGATGACGCTTACGACCATTGCTCCTGGTAAGGTTGCTGGAGCTCTTGGCATAATTGCGGTTATGCTT